TAACTTTTTTTTAGTTTTTTTTATTTTACTAGATAACATAGGTGTTAAAATGTATTGAGTTAAATGTTAAATTTGATATGAAAACTAATAAAATTACGAAACAAAATGTCATTTTTACGTAGAATTAATTTAAAAACTAACAGAAAAAGGCCCATTGAATATATCAATGAGCCTAATTCCCACACACAAATAACTAGAAAGAATCTAGACTATTTTCATAGGCACAAATATATGAGTTAAGTGTGCTATCTGACCATATTCATTATGTATAAAGCCTTCTACAGCTTTAATACTACCAGTATAACCTTTTTGATAGTGCCAAGAATCTGTACCACTTGGAGAGCGTAAGAACTCTACTGTTACTCCTATATTATCAAAAGAACTCATAAACTTATAGCGTTGCTTATGGTGTAAGTGATGCAAATACCAGTATCTGTATTTAGTGTCAGCCCACATTTGAGGCTCTTCTTGAGCCATATGTAAAGGAAGATTAGGAAGCTTAGCACCATCGCCGTGAGTTAATGCTATTAGACTATTTTTATATTTATAGTACTTACGGTGCTTAGGCTCAGCATCTACAGTTACAGCTTCTGTATTACGATACCAAGACTTTAAAGCGTGTGCTAAATGGAATCCACTCATATAGTCGTGATTGCTCATAGAGTGTACACAATCAACTGGAGCTATTTGCATAAGCATCTCTACCACCTCAACGTAAAGCTCTAAAGCCTCTGTAAAGTGTTTATACCATTTACCGTCAGTATCTTGTGGAGTGCCTCTTGTAGTGGTCTTATGTATGTTATCTGTATGTAGTATATCATTACCTATGCAGAACAATATACGCTCTATGGGAAAGCCTTCAGCGTTTCTTATGATACCTTTAACACCTTCTCTAACTCTTTCTTTAGCTATTTCTATATTGTATTCGTCTCCAGTTTCACTAGCATCGGCATACTTACCGATATGTACGTCTGCTGGGTTTATTATTAGTAAGTGTCCATCCTTTCTAATAGGATAATCAATGGTGGGATATTTAGGAGCATAGTTGGATATAAGGTCCTCAATAGATTGTAAAAATTCATCTTTGGTATATTCATTAGGTTTAGCAAATATGGAGAACTTTTGGCTTTTGTACCAATAATGGCTAACAGAACTAGGATTAATACCAACAGCTTCACACTCATCATTTAGTAAAGATTGCCTTTTCTTGTCGTTTCTGTATTTGTCTACTAATTCCCATTCATCTTCTTTAAGTCTATACCTTTTTTCCTTTATCATTACTTTTTTATTTTTTCGTACGACCTTCCCCCAAAGTAGGCCCCAAAGGCGGTAATGGCTAATAGTTGCCATAGGTCAATCCAAGAATCTTTAATATCCATATCTACATATCCAAAGTCAACAAGAGTAAATATAGTCAAAACAATAAGTAAATAACCTAAACTAAGAGGTCTAATAGACTTTGAAAGCCAATTTCCTTGCATATCAGCCTCCCATCGTTTAGTAACTTCAACTTGAATCTTTTCTTCAAAGTCTAAAACAATTTTTTTAACTTCAGCTTTAACAAGTTCTTTTTCTTCAGCACTAGTATGTATTTTGTCAATAGCATTTCCAACACTATCAACTAAATCCTTAGCACCTCCACTAAATATTTTTCCTAAAATGTTCATTTCCAAAAACTATTTAAATGTTTATATTCAATAAAAACCTTTTCACCCTTATCAAGTTCATCGGCAATTATATTGTAAACTCTTTTGTAAGCCTGTGTAGATTTGCCTATGAAACCATCAGAAACTAAGTTGTTGTTTTCTTGCGAATCGCCAACGAGTAAGCAGCCCGAAGTGTGTTCATCAGTATTACCACAATGTATGAGAATATACTCAAAACCAGGAACATTAGTGATATGCAACATACCACGATGAAAATCACTAAACCTTTTACTATAGTTATTATTAAATCCACCTTCTTTTCTATATTTAATTTCATACGTTCCATAAGGAATCATTGTTTCACCTTTGACTTTTTCTGCTCTGTACTCATCTTCTAAAGTATATGAAAGAAAATGATAGCCGTTAAAATCTTCATGAAATAATATGCCGTTTGTACTATCTGATGAAACATTAAACCTTAGACACAATAACTTCATTAGCTTCCACAGTTTTCACAATCTTCGTCTTGTACATTACAAGCGTCTGGTTGTTCTTGTTCTTCCATATCAGAAACCCAATCATCAAAACCTATATTTTCAGATGTTTCAATAGTTTCGCAATCATTTACGCAATAGTTATTTTTTTCTTTGCACGTACAATTCATTTTTTAATTTTTTAAATTAAACTAAATATTTTAACTACGAAACCCTAACTGTTCCTCTATCATTCCACAAAGTGCCAGTAGTTCCTGGTGACGTTGGTAGTGATAAATTAATGCCACCGGTTAAAGTTAATTTACCTGACTCGTCTATGCTTGCTACTTCTGTACCAGCATTATTTACAAACGAAAACTTTTGAGAGGTTTCGTCATTATCAGCATCAATTTTAAAAGTCATGCTACCATCAGTAGATATGGTTGCATCTCCATTCACTGCGCCAATCTCTACAGTTCCACCTGGATTTATTCTAATATACGATGTGTCTGAATCAACACCACTTGTTGCTGCGGCTTCTAATGATACACTACCATACTCAGATGTTACTCTAAGATTATTGTTAGTATCAGCCATTTGAATAAAGCCTCTACGAGTGGTTGATTGATAAAACCTTAAAAGCGGACTACCAGTTGGAGAACTAGTTTTTAAATCTAAATAACCAGTTATATTTGTGTCACCGTTAACATGTAGTTTTTTTGTTGGATTTGTTGTTCCAATACCAACATTACCACCGTTTAAATAAGAGTTGCCACTGCTGTTTATTAATACAGAAGATGTTCCAACGCTATTTTTAATATATAGCTCGGCATTGGTTCCACCGTCTTCGTAAATACCACCTAAGTCTCCACCGTCAGAAGCCGTTGCTCTAAAAACCCAATTGTTTGCGCCACTACTTTTTACTGATAATTTTGCGTTAGGACTAGTAGTTCCAACACCGACGTTGTTACTTCCATCTACACTTAAGGCATAAGAAGTGTCAGTGTCGTTATATATACCAAACTTACCGTCGTTATTTATTAAACTCCAGTCGTCGTTATGATTTGAGTCTGTTAAGAATATTCTTGGATATGTACTATTTATAGTTAAATTCCCAGTCATAGTACCACCTGATTTAGGGAACGCGTTTGTTATTGCAGCAGCTTGCGCGGAAGTTATACCTGTCTTTGCATTATTTGTAGCTATATTAGATTCCATCGTGTCTAAGTCTACGGCTTGAGTGACGGATATGTGTGCTAATTTTGCAGATTCTACAGCATTATAACCCGACTCTCCTTGTATTCCTTGAGGACCAGTATCACCTTGTGGACCAGTTGCGCCAGTTGCTCCAGTATCCCCTTGGATTCCCTGTGGTCCCTGTGGTCCAGTGTCTCCTTGCGGTCCTTGAGGACCTGTTGCTCCAGCAGGTCCTTGAGGTCCAGTATCTCCAGTGTCTCCTTTTGCTCCAGCAGGTCCTTGAGGTCCAGTAGCTCCAGCTGGTCCAGTATCACCTTGAACACCTTGAATACCTTGAGGGCCAGTTTCACCAGTATCTCCTTGAGGTCCTTGTGGACCTTGAATACCTTGTGGGCCAGTATCTCCTTGAGGTCCAGTTGCGCCAGTTAGTCCTGTTTCACCTTGTATACCTTGAGGTCCTTGTGGTCCTGTTGCACCGTCTAATCCGTCAGCACCATCTGCTCCCGCTGGACCTTGTGGGCCTTGAGGACCAACGGCACCATCTAACCCGTTAGCACCATCTTGACCATCCGCTCCAGTTATTCCTTGAGGACCTTGCGGTCCAGTGTCTCCTTGAGGTCCAGTTAGACCAATAGGACCTTGAGCACCAACTTCGCCTTGAATACCTTGCTCACCCTGAGGACCTTGAGCTCCATCTGCTCCAGTTAATCCTTGAGGACCTTGCGGCCCCGTTAAACCAATAGGGCCCTGAGAACCTTGTGGCCCTGTTGCTCCTGGCGCACCATCAACTCCATTAGTTCCGTCTACTCCGTTTGCACCTGCAGGACCTGTTGCTCCTGTTAATCCTTGTGGACCTGTTGCTCCTTGAGGACCTTGGGGCCCTTGAGGTCCTTCAGGCCCTACGGTATCGTCATCGCTTGTATTAACTGTTGATTTAATAAGCATGTGAACTAAAGCTCTAAAGTTTTTTGGGTCAATTGGAACATTTTGCTCAATTACGTTACCACCACCAACAGTACTTTCTGAGTCAAATATTTCTTCTAAAATATCTAACAACTCTGCTCTTGTTCTTTTCTCAGCGTTGCTTACTGTAACAGTAGGAAAAGCTGTTGCTGGCTTTCTAATTAGTTCGCCATACTCGTCTACTAAGTCGCTATCTGTGTAATCTTCTTTAGCCATTATTTTTTACTTTTAATAAATTCTAAAATAATATTGAGCTTTTCTTTTACGTCATTCATTTGCTCGTGAAGCACTTCATGTCTTTTTTCAAATCCTTTCTTTACTTCTTTAATGCTAAAAAAAGTAAATTGATAAAGAGTATAAAGCGCGCCAACTAATAAAACCATAGAAAGCCCGTATTGTTGTATTAATTCTAATATCTGTTCCATTATCTTCCTTGAGAGTTGTAAGGCTTTTCGTATTGTTTTCCACATTTAGTTCTTGACTTATTTTTACTATGAACGCCTTTTCTTTTTACCTTTGTTTTTTCGCGATATTTAAAAACTATACCTTTAGCCATTGTTATCTTTTTTAGTATTCATTATTTTCATAATTGTATAAATAATAGATAAAACTAATAGAGATAGTTTTAAAGCATTTTCTATTTGCGTAAAGCTTATTGCTAATGTAGACATGTTTATCAATAAGACGTCTGCTGTTTCTTTTACGACACTTTTCATTTTAATTATATTGAGTTGATAGTACTATTTGAGTATCAAAGTAAGTTACAAATGTACCCCTTTGAGTTCTGTCTTGTCTTATGGTAGGAATTAAAACATCATTAGCATCAAATTGTGACTTTGCATTTACTTCTAATCTTGTCGCAGCTAATTGATGACCTTGTTGAGGATTTGAATTTGAAGTAATAGAGTCTTGAAATATTAAATTCATAGCAGACGTATTTGTTCCTGCAGGATTAAAATTCTTTTTCCAAAATGATAAAGTTAAAGCAGTAGGCGTCGGCAATGTAGTAATAAGGTTTGTTGTTATTTCATGAATTTTAAACTCAGTGCCAATATTATTTAGAATGCCATAAATTCCTCCAAATCTATTTTCTTCAGGTTGACCATCTACATAGGTTGTTCTTGAGTCAAAATCATAACTACCATTGCTTGCTAAATAGTCAGTAGTGCCAGTATTCCCATGAACAAGGAAATGACCATTGTGGTGAACAGTCATATATCTTTTAAATTTATTTTTTACAACTGTATTATTATCTACAATTAACGATGAGCCAGCGGGATAATTTTCATTGACTATTATAGTCTCAACGTCTATTGCGCTTGCTCCAGTAATAGTTGGCGTTGAGGTTCTTAAAGTTAGATAATTTAAAGAATAAGGCAACGCTAATAATATTTCAGCTCCAGCTGGCAATGTTACTCCAGTATAAGCATTTGTAAATACTCTACTAATAGAAGCTCCTTGAGTTAATGGTTGGCTTAAAGTTCCATAGACGTTTTGAAAACGTTCTAATTGAATTTTTTGCATTAAGCCTATATATTTATCAGCTAGTCCCATTATAAAATTTTATGGTTGTTATTATCTTGTTGTGCAATTTGTAAATTACCTATAAGAATTGAATTAACAACGTGGTCTTTAATTTTATTACCTTTAATTTTTCCTCCTGTATTAGCAAAGCTCATTGATAAGCTTCGCCATTCTCCATTCCATTCATTAGAACGAGCTGTAAACTTTCCACCATTAAAAATAAAATACTGGTCTCCAAATCCTGTGATAGGTTCTCTAAAAATCTCATGAAAATATAAAGGGTCAGGAGATGGCTTAGGTACGTCATACCTTAAAATCTTACCTGTCAAAACAATCTTTTGACTATTAGTCAATCGTAAATATTCATCGCCTTTTAAAACTTGTGCAAGTAAACGAGCTCCTGCTTGATTATTTCTATAATACCAAGAGCCAGTTAATCCCCATTGGAATAAACCTAAAAAGCCTTGTTGGTTTAAATAGAAAATGTTGTTCTTTCTAAATATTGCAGGTCCATCAAAAAACATACTTTCTTTTTCAACAGATGCTCCGCTTATAGTAGCAGCTCCTATACCTTCTTCAAAAAAGTAAAGGTTCTGGTCGTAGTTTGCGCCATTTAAAAATAACGTTAGACCTACAGTAACAAAATTTTCTGCAAGACCATAATTACCATCAGTGTCAAGAGTTTGACTTACAGCAACAGCTCCTTGGTTAGCTCCCCAACCACCAGCTGTTACATCTTGTTGTACTTGGTTTATTGGGTCAATTTCAAGAACTCTAAAAGCAACGTGGTATCTTATAGCTCCATCAGAAGGTAATTCGTCCATCTGGTCAGTATTTATACCTCCTAAATTAAAGCTATAAACCTCATTCATGCCTAATTGTAATGGCGCGTAAAACCCTAATCCAGCAGCCGCATATACATCAACTTGAGTATCTGTCCATTCAAATCTATCTTCTTGAATATTATATAAAAGCCAAAAATTATCTTGCCTAACAAAAACTTTGAACTGAGCTAAATATGCACTTGTAGGAGTGTAGTTAGTTATCCAACCACCAGCAGGTTGAGCTGGAGTGCTAAATCTAACACCGAATTGCATTGTAAAAGTAATTAAATCACCAGCGCTTCCACCTACGAATGTATTTGTATATTGTTGTAAAGTTGGTTGTATATTAGTACCAAGAGGAATTTCTCCAAGTAAAGCATAGTCATATTCTGCAGAACCGAATTCTTCACCATCTCCAAAAATTAAATTTGGACCGTCTTTTACTTCTAGTGTAACATCACGAGTTGCAGGGCTAAATGTAAAGTTAGCTTCCGCTCTTTGACACATGTATCCTACTTCTAAACTACCTTTATTTAAAACAGCATTAAAAGGTGAATTGTTATTGTAGTGAATCGCGTTTGCATTCCATCGAGCTGCTTTAACAGTAGGTCCTGGGTCGCCTGCAGCAGCAGTTACTGCCATTGCACATATTTGTTGAATTTGCCAAGAACCATCTGACATTGATATTCTAGCATTGTAGAATTCTAAAATATATCTTAAAACATCGTAAGCGCTCATGTATTGTATACCAGTATTTACGCCAGAATTTCCTACAGTGTAATACGCGTCACTTCTAGCAAAACATACAGTCATAGGATTGTAATAAGCAATATCATCTTCATAGATAGTTCTATCTGTCCACCAATTAAAATATGTTATTGCAAAAGGAGCGTCTACAAAATTATTAACGTAAAAAGCTTCTGCAGTAGGTAATAATCTTAAGCAAGCAAAAACTAAAGCGTTGTGACTATACCAACTACCGCTCATTGCTCCGTTAACACCAACGGCAAAAGTAGGGTCATTTGTTCCTGTAACTGAATCTCTAAGCTCAGTCAACTCACTAACTTTAAAGCTTTTCAATAAACTTAATCCATCAATTGCCCGCATTCTAAATGCTTGAGGATAATGGTCATCTTGTAAAGTAGTTTCTTGTAAAACTAAAATACCAGTCCAATATGTAAATCTAGGATTTAACTGTTGAAAGTCTTGTTGTGGTGCTGTGTTTAATGTGATTCTCACTAAGTATTTACCAACTTCGGCATTCATAACATCTAAAAAGAAAGCATCGTCTGCTGGTTCTTTACTATAAAAAGTAAATGAACATTCGCTTGACTTTATAGGGTCATCAATATCAGCGCCTTGCCCTTTATAGCTTAATGTAAATCCGTCAGAGCCAAGAGTGAATTCATCTTGAGCGGATACGACATTAACTGTTTCGCTATAAATTTCTACTTGGTAAAAATTTTCATTGTCGTCTTTAAAACAACCGTATCTTTGTATATACCAAGCCATTAGCTAAATGAGTTTAGTCGTTTCATATATCTTTCATTTGACAAGTAAATGTCTTCGCCCATAATTTTTCCAGTTACAATTACTTCTCTAGCCCCACCCATCATATTTTGTAATTTACTTAACGGCGCAATAACCTCAGGGTCAACTTTTGCTCTTGGGTTATCACCAACGATTGCAGTTGTTTCACCGTATGCTAGACCTCCTTTTGCTAACGCAGGAAGTGGAGCAGCTAAAACAGTTCCTAATTGCACCGCTCCTAAAGCTGCTGCAGCTGCACTCCAAGGTAGACCACCAGTTAAAGGAGATGCTGCTACGGATTTCATTACCGCGCTTGCAGTGTTTACTATAATACCTAATGCAGATTGAGCTTTATCAATTTTCGCTTGTCTTCTTGCTAGTTTAGCTTGTTCTTTTGCTGCCTTTTCTTCAATTCCTGTTTTCTTATCTTGATAGTCTTTTTCAGCTTTTTCTAAAGCGCTATTTTTTGCCTCTTCACTCATTACAGAATTTTCAATTGCTTCTATATTCTGTTTATGTTGTGAGTCTAATTCTTCTAATTGAGCATTTGTCTCTTGTTGTAGAGTTTCTTTTTGGTTTGCAGTATGTTGTGTTAAGATAGCTCCTATTTGATTGAATGTTGCTCCGAATGTATCTTGAAACCTTTGTAAATTTTTCTCTCCATTATTTGCCCATTCAGTCCATTCTTCTTCAGACTTATCAAAAAATCCTTTTTGTTCTTCTCCTAAAGAATCAAACATTCCTTCTGGCATTGGCATTGGCCCCATCTGTCCTTGAACTGGAGCTGCAGTTGGAGTTGTTGTAGTTGTCGCCACTCCACCTCCTAGGCCCATTTTGCCAGATAATTCACCTAGTTTACCTTTTACCTTATCAACAGTGTTTGAAATTGCATCACCAAAACTTCCAAACTCGTTTTCGTATTCTTTGGTTTCAACTTTTAAATCTTCTAAAGAATCAGCTAAATCCATAAATAGATTATCAGCTTTTAATTCATCACCGCCAAAAACACCTACGATAGCGTTATAACCTTCTATAAGCGCACTAAATGGATTATATTTTACAAAGAATTGTAATATAGAAATCATTGCATTTTTCCACCAACTAATGTCTGAGAATCTTTCTTTTATAGCTTCCCAATTATCAGACGCATATATTAAAGCAGTTCCTAGCGCTGCAATTACTCCTATCGCAACTCCTACAGGACCACTTAAAAGAGCAAATGCAGTAGTTAAAAATCCAACGAGTGATATAATAGGACCAATAGATGCCGCTAATATTCCTAATGTTACAATGATATTTTTTGTCTTAGAATCTAAACTTGTAAATGATTCAATAGCTCCAGATATAAAGCCAACTAATTTTGAAAATATAGGAAGTAAAATTTCTCCAAGCTGTATTGCAACGCCTTCAATTTGACTTGTCAGCTTTCGCATTGACCCTCCTAAACCAGAATCCATTATTTTCGCCATTGCAAGAGCTTCACCTTCTGATTCTCTAAAGTCATCAGTTAGGTTTTGAATTTCTTGGCCATTATTAGCTAGAATAGTTGCAACAGTAGCACCTCTTTTTCCAAACATTTCCATAGCGGTAGTAAGCGGATTGGTCGAGTTATTTATTTCGTCCATTGCTTCGCCCATTGTTTTACCTTCTTTAGATAAATCAAGGAAAATATTTCTCAATGCTGTACCTGCAGTAGATGCTTCAACACCATTATTTACTAAGACACCTAATATTGCCGTTGTCTGTTCTAAATCTGCTCCAGCTCCTCTTGCAACTGGTGCAACAGTTCCCATTGCGGTCTCGAACTTACCCATGTCTAAAGCCGATGAACTAAATGCGTCAGCCATTACATCTGCAATCCTAGTCATTTCAGTAGCTTCTAAGCCGAATGCTTGCATTGTTTTAGCCGCTACCTCTGCTGATTGAGATAAATCTGAATCTGTCGCTTGAGCTAAATTTAGTATACTCTCAGTCGAGTTATTTATTTGCGTAGGGGTTAAACCTAATTTGGATAATTCTAATTGTAAACCTGCAACTTGTGAAGCGGTAAACATTGTTGAGCTACCTAATTTTTTTGCATTAGCTTCTAATGCTGCAAACTCTTGTCCAGTGGCTCCAGAGATAGCTTTTACTTTAAGCATCGCCTGTTCAAAGTCCATAAATGTTTTACCAGCAATAGCACCTATTCCTAACAATGGAGCGGTTAAACTAGTAGTCAAACTTCGGCCCGTGCTTTTCATACTTGAGCCCACTTTGTTCAAGCGTTTTTGAACTCCTTTCATCTTCTTTTGGAAGTCCTTATCGTTGAGCCCAAGGAATAAATTTATACTTTTTTTAGCCATCTATTTTTTTTTTGCTTTTTAAATACTCTCGCTTTTTTAAAGCTAAAGCGGCTTTTTTTCTTCTTTCTTCTACACTATCTGTTTTAATTTGTTTATCATCGATAGGTAAAGAAATAAGGTCTTTTGGCTTTAGTTTTTTGCCTTTTTTCATGTGAGGTGAGAGAGTAAATACGCCTAGTGTTCTCGCTATATTCCACTCGTGTATTCTTTTATCTGCTTCCA